CAGCACAACGACACAGAGAGATGATGGAGCAAATTAAGATGGCGGTAATTATAACTGCTATTTCTATTACAGGATTTGCATTTTTTATATTTGCAATGTTTTCTTCTTTTTAACTTGACAAATGAAGCAGATAATGGTATAACTTATTCATGGCGTTAAAACAACCACAAAAGAGTTTAAAGGCTTGGACTGGACAGAAGTGGAGAACGAAGAGTGGCAAACCCTCCAAACAAACGGGTGAGCGTTACCTTCCAACGGCTGCTATCAAATCGCTATCGTCAGCGGAATATGCCGCCACCACTGCTGCTAAAAGAAAAGGAACTCGTGCTGGTAAGCAATTCGTCAAGCAGCCTAAAAGTATATCAAAGAAGACCGCGCAGTTCAGGAGAGGATAATGCTTAACTTATTGATAGGGCCAATAACAGACTTAGCAGGGACATGGTTAAATGGAAAAGTTGAAAAATCTAAAGCAGAAACTGGTGCAAAGGTTGCACGCGCTAAAGCTGAAGCTACAATTATGGAAAGAAAAGCTACAGGCGAACTTGATTGGGATTTGGAGATGGCTAAAGGCAGTCAGTCATCGTGGAAGGATGAGTGGCTTACCATTCTTTTCTCCATACCTCTCATTATGGCGTTCGTTCCGGGCATGGAAGAAGTAGTTGCAAACGGCTTTAGGCAACTCCAAAAAATGCCAGAGTGGTATCAATACTCTCTTGGCGTTATCGTTGCTGCCTCATTTGGTGTTCGTAGTGCTACTAAATTCTTTGGTAAGAAATGACATATACAATGGAGAAAATACTAGCATGGCGAATCCTTCCAAGACTAATGATGCTGGCAATGACACTGATGAGTTATCAGGTGGTACAGTGGTTCATGGCTCTAGGTGCGAGTGCAACGACCCAACAAACTGCATTTGTATCGACGGTTGTAGGGGCTATGACGGGGGCTTTTGCTGTGTGGATGGGTCACGAGTCTAATAGTACCGTAGAACCTAAGTCACGTGGCTCACAAAGAAAATAAAAGTCCATGCAAAGGAATTTGTGTACTGGATAAAGAAAGAGTTAGATGTATCGGATGTGGGCGAACCATTGATGAAATAATTAGCTGGGGTAAAAAGAAATGAAATACAACCGACAAGACCTAATAGAAAAGCTAATAGTTAGCGAAGGTTTAAAGCTACAGGTATATAAAGATACATTAGGAATTGATACAATTGGTATCGGACGAAACCTAGAAGACCGTGGTATTACGCAACAAGAGTTGGATGACTTAGATATACCATCTATTGACCACGTTTATGAATGGGGAATAACCGAAGCTGATGCGGTCTATCTAGCAGAGAATGACGTACAGATTGTCGAAGAGGAACTGGTACGTGCGCACCCTTGCGTGGACAGTCTGGACTCTGTACGTCAGCTTATTGTCATAGACATGGCGTTTAATATGGGTGTACCTAGACTGAATAAGTTTAAGAATATGTGGGCAGCTATCCATGCAGAGGACTATCCAACTGCAGCAAAAGAGATGCTCGACAGCAGGTGGGCTAGGCAGGTAAAAGGCAGAGCTACTAAGTTAGCTAACGCTATGCATAACGGAGAATTTTAAATGGCTTTAGAGGTAATACGAAAAAGTAGAACTGCACAAACTTTAGGAACCACGTCAAAAAAGAAAAAAGAAAAAGGCGTAATATTTAAATTAGAAAGATTATATAAACAAGCCAAAGCTGTCGCATCTGATACAGGCGAAACTATAACAGAGGCTTTTGAAAGACTAAAAAAAGCTGCGGGTCTTAATGAGGGCGGTATGCCACGTAAGAGAACAGGTCATACAGACTACCGTAAAGGTGGCATGGTTTTAAAAACTACAAACAATAGACGGAATAAATAATGACAAGACAACTCACCGACAAACAACAGAAACTACTCAACGTCCTCTTTGAAGAAGCTGGCGGTGATTTGGTGCAAGCAAAAAAGATGGCAGGATATGCTGACACTTCTAGTACTTCAGAAATTGTTAAAGGTCTTAAAGAAGAGATACTTGAGGCTACTCAAATGTACATGGCACGTAATGCGCCGAAAGCAGCGATGGCGATGACAGGTGCATTATATGACCCGACAGAGTTGGGTATTCGTGATAAAATGGTTGCAGCAAAAGAACTACTTGACCGCACAGGTTTGGTTAAGACTGAGAAGATGCACGTAGAAGCATCTGGCGGTGTTATGCTTATGCCACCTAAAGCTACTGTAGAAGAGGATGATGACTGATGAGTGATTGGAAAAAACTTAGTGCTAGTAAACTAGCAAGCAGAGTTATAAAAAGCGGAGAAGCACTTGACTCTCCTGAGTATATAAGAGATATAGCAAGTGGACGAGGTGCTAAAGCAGACATACTTGATTACATTATGTCGCAAGACCTTGATATTACCGTATTTGGCGACCCCTATTCTAAAGGTGGACTAGCCACTAAAAATTATGTGAATCCTGTTAAAATTGTAGACAATCGTAAAAACAAATGATTAGTTTTATAGATTGGGATGCCCCAATTAAAGAAGGTAGAAAAAACGATACCTGCCCAAAATGCGTTACAAAAAATATGAAGCGCAAAGGTAAAAATAGACGCATATGTTTAGACTGCGATACATTATTTGTTAGGCCAATAAATGACACGAAGCATAGGCAAGTGGAAGCTACCACAGCCGACAGACATTAAAGAAGAAAACGAATGGATACCTATTCCACGTATTGCACGTACAGTACCATTTGGATATAAGCAGGATGATGAAGACCCCGACCTACTGCAACCTATACAGATTGAATTAGATTTACTTGAGAAAGCAAGAAGCCACGTAAATCAATACAGTTATCGTGAAGTAGCTAACTGGCTTAGTACACAGACAGGACGTTACATATCCCACGTAGGTTTAAGGAAAAGGTTAGCGAATGAGCGAAGACGTAAGAACCAAGCTACGAGCATCCGCAAGTGGGCAAAATATGCGGAAAAGGCAATCGCCAAAGCGAAAGCCCTTGAAGAAGAAAGAACAGGCTCAAGAGCCAGCAGTTGAAATAAAGTCTGTAGAGTATGAAACACAAGCTATAGAAGAAACAGCTAACATACTTTTTAAACCTAATCCCGGTCCACAGACAGATTTCTTAGCAGCTAGTGAACGAGAGGTGTTATATGGTGGAAGTGCTGGCGGTGGTAAATCCTATGCTATGCTCTCTGACCCACTACGTTACATGGGGCATCCCGCATTTAGTGGGTTGCTTTTGCGACATACAACAGAAGAGTTAAGGGAACTCGTATTCAAGTCGCAGGAGTTGTACCCGAAAATCTGGCCCGGTATTAAATGGTCAGAAAGAAAAATGCAGTGGACTGCGCCATCTGGTGCAAGGTTGTGGATGTCATATCTGGATAGGGATGATGATGTCTTGCGTTATCAGGGTCTAGCATTTAGCTGGATAGGATTTGATGAGTTAACACAATGGGCCACACCATACGCATGGAACTATATGCGGTCTCGTCTTAGGTCCACTGCACCCGATTTGCCAATTTACATGAGGGCTACGACCAACCCCGGCGGCAGAGGTCATCATTGGGTTAAGAAAATGTTTATTGACCCCGCCCCTTATAATAGAGCCTACAATGCAACCGATATTGAAACAGGAGAGATACTCCGATACCCAGCAGGACACCCAAAGGCTGGAAGACCTTTATACAAAAGGAGATTTATACCCGCAAGACTTTCTGATAATCCGTACCTTGCGGAGTCAGGTGATTACGAAGCCATGCTACTCTCAATGCCAGAGCAGCAACGAAGACAACTCCTTGACGGAGACTGGGATATTAAAGAAGGTGCGGCTTTTACGGAATTTGATCGTAATATCCATGTCATTGAGCCTTTTGATATACCTAATAATTGGGTTAAGTTTCGGGCTTGCGATTATGGTTACGGTAGTAAGTCTGGCGTTGTTTGGTTTGCTGTTGCACCTAATGAACAACTTGTTGTATATAGAGAACTATACGTTAGTAAAGTCCTTGCCACAGATTTGGCAGATATGATATTAGAGGCAGAAGCCGATGATGGAACTATTAAGTATGGCGTTTTGGACAGTTCTCTTTGGCACAAGCGGGGTGATACTGGTCCTTCTCTTGCTGAACAAATGATAAGCAGAGGCTGTAGGTGGAGACCGTCCGATAGAAGTAGAGGCAGTAGGGTAGCAGGTAAAAACGAAGTACATAGACGTTTACAGGTAGATGAATTTACTGAGGAGCCTAGACTTGTTTTCTTTAATAGTTGCACGAACATACTCTCCCAGTTACCTGCCATCCCGTTGGACAAAAAGAATCCAGAAGATATTGACACACATTCGGAAGACCACTTGTATGATGCGTTAAGATATGGTATAATGTCCAGACCAAAGTTTAGCATATTTGACTATGACCCTAGAGGTAGACCAAATGTCGGTATGCAGATTGCGGATTCAACATTCGGATACTAAAATATAACAAGGATATATTATGAACGAAGATGAAATAATGATTGAGGATGAGGCAATATCCTTGGAAGATACAGATGAATCCAGCACAGTTGATGCTGATGTTTCTTCTATCATTCCTTTTATTCTAGGCAGGTATCAGCGTTCAGAAGACTATCGTTATGCTGATGAAGAAAGATGGCTACGGGCTTACCGTAATTATCGTGGATTGTATGGACCTGACGTACAGTTTACAGAGGCCGAAAAGTCTCGTGTATTTATTAAAGTAACTAAAACAAAAACACTGGCAGCATATAGCCAAGTCATTGATGTGTTGTTTTCCGGTAGTAAGTTCCCTCTTTCTATTGAACCTACAGGATTGCCAGAAGGTGTAGTTGAAGATGTACACTTTGATCCACAACAACCAGAGCAAATAGAGGTTGACCAAAATGTTAGCCCTTATGGATTTGCTGGCGATGGTAAAGATTTAGAGCCGGGTTCTACTGCAAGAAGCTTAACAGAAAAACTAGGTGTGTTTGAAAACAAACTAGAGCCTGTTCAAGATAAACTAAAAGAAGGTCCAGCAAAAACCCCTACTGCTATTGATTTTAGTCCTGCTATGGTAGCAGCTAAAAAGATGCAAAAGAAAATACATGACCAGTTAGAGGAGTCAGGTGCTACTAAAAACTTACGTAGTAGTGCTTTTGAACTAGCTTTATTTGGTACAGGTATTATGAAGGGACCATTTGCAGTAGACAAAGAATATCCTAACTGGGGTGATGATGGTAATTATGACCCCCTCTTTAAAACTGTACCACAGGTATCTCATGTATCGTGTTGGAACTTTTACCCTGATCCAGATGCAAACAATATGGATGAGGCACAGTATGTAATTGAGAGACATAAAATGTCACGCTCACAATTACGTCAGCTAAAAAAGAGACCATACTTTCGTGGTCAAGTTATTGACGAAGTTATTAGTGTAGGCGAAAACTATATTAAAAAATACTGGGAAGACGATCTATCTGACTATGCACCGGAGCATGGCATTGAGCGTTTTGAAGTTCTTGAATACTGGGGCATGGTAGATACAGACATGCTTGAAGAGCAGGGAGTTACAATACCAGATGAGTTAAAAGACTTTGATGAACTGCAAGCAAACATTTGGGTATGTAACAACAAACTATTGCGTATGGTGCTTAACCCATTTAAACCTGCTAAAATACCATATAGTGCCGCACCATATGAGTTGAACCCATACTCATTCTTTGGTGTAGGTATTGCCGAAAACATGGATGATACTCAAACTCTAATGAATGGTTTTATGCGTATGGCGGTAGATAATGCTGTACTGTCTGGTAATCTACTTATAGAGATAGATGAAACTAACTTAGTCCCCGGTCAGGACATGTCTATATATCCGGGCAAGATATTCCGTAGACAATCTGGCGCACCCGGACAGGCAATCTTTGGTACAAAGTTTCCGAATGTTTCACAGGAAAACCTACAGCTATTTGACAAGGCACGTCAACTAGCAGATGAAAGCACTGGTCTACCTAGTTTCTCACATGGTCAGACTGGCATAACAGGTATAGGTAGGACAGCATCTGGCATTTCAATGTTGATGGGTGCAGCGTCTAGCAGCATAAAAACTGTTATTAAAAACGTGGATGATTATTTGTTACGTCCTTTGGGAGAAGGTTTCTTCCGCTTCAATATGCAGTTTGATTTTGATAAAGAGATTAAAGGTGACTTAGAAGTTAAGGCCAGAGGTACAGAAAGTCTAATGGCTAATGAAGTGCGTAGCCAGAGACTGATGCAGTTCTTACAAATTTCAAGCAACCCTGCACTAGCACCCTTTGCTAAGTTTCAGTATGTAATTCGTGAAATTGCAAAATCACTAGATTTAGACCCCGACAAAGTTACGAACAATATGAGTGAAGCCGCACTGCAAGCAGAAATTATGAAGCAGTTTCAAGCAGACCAACCACAGCAAGGCGCACCTGCTGGTGCTAACCCCGCTGATCCAACAGGTGCAGGTGGTGGAACAATAGGTACAGGACAGGCTCCTGTGCCGGGTGAACAAGGATTTAGTGCAAATGGGCAACAACAGGGAACTCTTCAACAAGCTGAAGCCGCTGGTGGGCAACAACCGCCAATGGGACCACTTCAGTAAGTATCTGGATAGCATGGTAGACCAGCATCATAAGGTGCTAGAACAATCTGAGAATATGGTAACGGTACATAA